TTCCGCGTAGGAAACATTCGCAACGGGCGTTATCGCGGTCGAAGCAGCGGCGGCAGGTGGAGCAGGTGCAGCCGTGCGGGCGGGTGGGGTCGCGCTCTTCGCGCAGTTCGTCCGCGCTCGGGTAGCGTTCGTCGATCATGGGCGTGGGCGGGGTGTGGCGCGGGGGTGGGCGGCAAGGTAGGGCACGCGAAGGAAGCGAAGGTCTCCGCTGGCGTAGAGCATTTCGATTAGGGCCTGGGCTTCGGCGGGCGCTGGGAGTCTGAGGGTGAACGTGTTCACGGGCGGACCTCGGCGAGCTCGCGGAGGAGTTTGTCGCAGCGCTCCTCGGCTTCGCGGAGCTCGTCGGCGCCGCGAAGGAAGGCGGCGTGGCGTTCGGCGATGCGCTGCTTGAAGGCGTGGAGCTGGTGGGCGAGTGTCTGGAGATCGTCCCAGATGTGGTCATTGGATGGTACGTCGCGGTTGGGGGGTGCGAGGTGAGGGGGGGCTTGGTGCGTGTTGGCGTCCCGCAGCCTGCGTTTGTCGATGGCGTCGGGGTTCATCCGGCCCGCTCCTCGGCGGTGTCGAGCAACCAGCGGATAAAGCGGCCGGGGTGCTTGACGCCTTCTTCGGTCGCTGCCATTTCGATGGCCCAGGCGACGTTATCGAAACCGTGGGCGATGATGAACTGTCGCGCCCCGCGGAACTTGTACTGATCGCGGAGCGCGTTGGCGAGTATGGTCTCGTCGGGCGTGAGCTCTCGCGCGCGAGTGGTGGTGGTGGTGTGGTGGTGGTGTGGTGGTGTGTGTGGTAGCTGCAGCTGGGGCGCGCGAATATCGAGTACGTCGGGTGGCAGTAGCTTACGAGCGGGTCGGGCCAATTCGGGGGTCCTCCTTCGATATGTGATTTGCTAGCGACAGGAGCATACACCCGCCCGCGTCTGCGGTGTCAATAGGTGGATTTGTTGAGAAGCTAGCGGCGGCGGCGGCGGCCAGCCCACAGGCGTTCGGCGCCGATGATCGCGGCGAGGCTCAGCGCCGCGCCGGCGAGAAGGAGTGCGAGTGCAATGATTCCGTCCATTTTGTAAGAAGAGGGTGGGGCGGGTTCGAAAGTGTGCTAGCAAATCCGAAGGAGCCCGCCCCACCAGGAGTCGTCGATATTGTAGCGGTTGCCTGCCCGCTTTGTCGCTTTCTGGAGCGGGAGACGGGGTTCGAACCCGTGACCCTCTGCTTGGGAAGCAGAGTGCTTTCGGCGATTGACAACGTATCCGGTACCGTGTAAAGATTCGAGCGAAATGGCTGACGAACCGACAGCCCCTCCTGCGTCTGGCGTTGAGGATCCCGGGGGTTCTCCTTCCCCCGGGGATTCTCCTTCCGTTGAGCTGGAGACGGCGCGGGCCGAGCTGGCGGCGGCGCGGGCGGAGGCCGAGGCGAACTTCGCGGCGGCGCGTGACGCGCTGAAGGCGGCGAACCCTGGCCTGCCGGAGGCGGCGTTTGAGGGCGAGAGCCTGGCGGTCGTGGCCGAGCGCGTGATTCTCGCCAAGGACGCAGCGGCGACGGCGTCGGAAGCGGCGCGGAATGCTGCTGCGGCGCAGGTGCCGGCTGGCGGCGGGACTGTACGGCAGGCGCCGGCGGGTCCGCCTGATGGGACGCGAGGTCTGGATCGGATACGTTTCGGTCTGGGGAATGCGGAGAAGTAGATGGCGCTGACGCTGGCCGAAGCGGACAAGTACAGTACGAACCAGGTCCTCGTGGGCGTGGCGGAAATTTCGATGGATCAGAACCCGTTGCTGGGGCTGATGCCGTTCACGCCGGTGCGGGGGAATGCCCTACAGTATCAGCGCGAGCTGGCGGCGGCGGCGCCGACGTACATTGCGCCGGGGGGCACGGTGACAGAGGCGACGCCGACAACGACGCTCGTTACGACGGCGCTGAAGATTCTCATCGGCGACGCCGATATCGACAAGTTCCTGAGGATCACGCGCTCGAAAGACCAGGACCTGCAGGCGGAGCTGATGGCGATGAAAGCGCGCAACTTCGCCGATACCTGGGGCGACAGCGCGATCTACGGTTCGATCGATGCGGCGGCGGAGCAGTTCGACGGGCTGCACGAGATTCTCGCTGATGACCTGGCGGCCGCGCAGACGATCAACATCTCGGCGGACGCGACGCCTGACGCGGCCTCGTTCACGTTCCTGGATACTTTGCTCGATGTGGTGCGTCCGCGTGCGGATGTGCTGCTGATGACGCGGCGCAGCCGGCGCGGGATCCAGAAGCTGGCGCGGTCTCAGGGCTGGGACCTGGCGCTGAGCCAGGTGCAGGGGATCAACAAGCCGGTGATGATGTACGGCGACGTGCCGATCTTGATCTGTGACTTCATCACGGACACGGAGACGCTGACGGCGGGCGGGTTGTTCAGTTCTAAGACCGGCAGCACGGGCAGTTCGATCTTCGCCTGCCGGCTGGGTGAGGATGGGTTGCAAGGCATCAGTGCCGACGACCCGAACGCGGCCGACGACCTGGAGCGGATCATCCAGCTCGAGGACATCGGGACGCTGGAGACGAAAGACGCGAACCGGATACGGCTGAAGCACTACGGTGCGATGATCTGTAAGGCTGGGCAGGCCATCGGGCGGCTGACCGGCATCGGCGCCGCTGACTGGACAAACTAGCTTGGCGGGCGTCTTCTGCCCGCGCTGCCTGTGCAAGGTCCTCCTGGAGCAGGACGGCCAGAGCTGCAGCAACTGCGGGCGTAAGCTCGTGATCGCGGCGCCGGCGGCGCCGGAGCGAAAGCCGCCGGCGGGCAGGCTGGTCCGGCCGCGTAAGCGCAAGCCGAAGGCGTAGCTCGTGCCGACGCTGTCGGACATCCGGGCCCGTTTGCGGCTCGACCTGGACGACGGGGCGAGCGCGATCTGGGCGGACGCGGACCTTGACCGCCATATCTCTCGTGCGCTGCGTGAACTGTCCGCGAAACTACCGCAGCAGAAGAAGTCGACGCTGGTTACGACGCCGGGTTCGCGCGATCTCGCGCTGACAACGCTTACGGATCGGATCGAGATCGAGGCGGTCGAGTATCCCACGCTTAACTACCCTCAGACTTTCGTCCGCTTCTCGGTGTGGGTGGCGACGTTGACGCTGCTTATCGATGGGGTGCCGGGTACTGAGAACGTGTTCGTCTACTGGACGGCGCAGCATGTGCTTGACGGATCGGGCACTACGCTACCGTCGGCGGAAGAGGAGCTGCTGGCGCTGGGGGCGGCGGGCTACGCGCTGATGCAGCAGGCAGCGTCGGGTGTGAACACGTTGAATACCGGTGGGGCGAACGTTGACCGCGATTACGGGTCACAGGGGCGAGAGGCGCTGCGGGAGTTCCGCCGGGAGTTGCAGCGGCGGCGGGGCATCCGGCGCCGGGAGCTGTACGAGCCGGCGGAGCCGCTGCCGTCGCAGTCGACCGACCCGGGGCCGTGACGTGCGATCGCTCGCGGCGGCGCTGACCGCGGCGCAGCGGTCTACCGGCCGGCGCCCCTATCTCAAGGTGGTGATCAGAGACCGGTTTGCCGGCATCAAGCGGCTGCGGCCCGTGACCTGGGCGGACTTTGGCGGGGCGGACCTGCCGCACGGGGCGGCCTGCGCCGGGGACGGCAGTCTGACGCGGATCGTGGTCGACGCGGGGAACGCTCTGCGGTCGCACCGGGTCGCCGTGCCGTCGGCGGGCAGTGGCTGGGGCGACGTGCCTGCGTTGCAGCGCTCGGCGTCGCGCCTGTGCGCGATCGCGTTCTCCGGCGCGAACGGCATCATGATCGCGACCGACAACGTGACGCCTGCTCAGGTGCACTTCGCTACGAGTGCGGACAGCGGCGCCACGTGGTCGGCCTGGGCGCTGGCCTTCACGCATAGCTTGACCGTTACGTCTATCGCTGTGGCTCTGACGGGTACGACGGCGTGCGTGATCGTGAATAACGGTAGCGAGCTGATGGCGTATAAGCGGACTGGTGGCGTCTGGGGCGCGGGCGTGAGTTCGACCGGGGCTGTGATGCTGGTGACTGGAGTCGCCGTGTGGCACTCCGGCGACTGGAATGTGATCTGGACGGGGACGCCGACGGGCGGCGGGAGCCGGTTGGCTTCGCGCATTTTCGGGGATGGGTTCAGCCAGGGGGTGAACACGTGGAGCTCCTCGCGGACGATCGTGGAGAGCGCGCCCGGGACGGGGGTTTTCTATTCGGCGCCGTACCTGGCGCAGCCGGACGTTTTCCGGTTGACGTACCGGGAACAGTTCACTGGTACCGGCGCCTATGATCGGACCGGTCACAGCCTATCGCCTTCGACGGCGGATTTCGCCAGCAACCTGTGGGCGGAGCCGCGCCCGTTGGATCGGACGAGCGGGTATGGGCTGGCGATCGCGTTTAACGCGTCTTATGTGTTTGTCACGTCGCAGCTGAAATACGTGGGGGCGTCGGCGACGGCCGATGGGGCGTTGGACGTGACGGCGGACGTGGTGGCCGCGCGGCTGATAGACAGGCCCTACAGCGGCGTCCTGGGGACGGTGGACCTGGACAATAGCGACGGGGCGTATACGGGGCTGGCGCTGCTGACCGAAGGGGTAGAGGTCAGGGTATCGCCGGGTTACTACGACGCTAACAACAACGCGCTGAAGTCGGACGGTCCGGCCTACTGGGTGGGGGACATAGAGTACGACAGCGGCGTCCAGCCGCCGGTCTGCCGGCTGCATCTGGGCTCGGTGTGGGCGTGGCTGGCGCGGTTTACGCTGGCGCGGGCGCTGCAGCATGCGGCGGGGACGAAGAGTCTGTTTGCGATCGCCCAGGACCTGCTCGCGCGGGTGGGCCCGTTCGAGTTCGCCAGCTCGGGATCCTCGGCGGCGATGGCGAACCTGTTACCGAGCGTGGCGGTGCCGCCGGGGGTGACGGGCGCGGCGGCGCTGGGGCGTCTGAATCAGCGCAGTGACGACGTGCTCTATCACCGGGGCGAGTTCGTCTTCGCCAATCAGGCGTTGCCGGCGGACGGCGCCGACGAAACCTACCGTTATCCCCATGCGCCCGCGACGGCCCACCCGGTAACGGGGGCGAGGGTGAAGCGCGGGGCGCGCCGGCACAACCATGTGCGGGTGCTGGGTGGGGCGACGGGGACGACCGTCGGTGAGTCGCTCGACTATGAGGAGATCCTGAACTACTATGCCGGGCCGCTGCTGATCGCCGACCGGGAGCTGACGGCGGCGGCGGACGCGGTGGCGCGGGCGAGCGCCGCCGCGCGGGAGATCGAGGTAGAGAGCCGGCGCGATATGCTGACGGCGCCGGTGCATTGCGGCCTGGAGGTGAACGACGTGATCGACCTGCAGGACAGCCGGGTAGGGGGCGCGGCGCGGAAGGCGCGCGTGCGGGCGCTGATGCTGCGCTATCAGCGTGGGCGCTCGCCGACCTATGAGCACTTGATCGAGCTGGGGGAGCCGTGAGCGAGTTCCTGCGCTGCGTGATACGGGCGTATGACGGCGCCACGCATAGAGCTGACGTGCAGCCGGTGGCGTCGCTGGCGACGCGGATAACGGGGCTGCCGGTGGCGACGAATATACCGGCGGCGGCGGTGGTGGCGGGCCGGGAATGTGCGGTGTTGCTCTTCACTGAGGACAATCCTGCGGATGGTGTGGTGATATCCGTGCATGGGACCGCGGCGTTGGGGGGGGCGGCGCCGACGGACGCGCGTTACTTTACGTTGGGGCTTAACTCGGTGCTGACGAATGAGGTGAGCGTGGACGAGGCCGACGAAACCACGTTACCGGCGGGCAAGGACCTTCATTACAAGTGGCTGGATGACGGGGGAGAGCGCCTCTTCCGGATCGGCAATGAGTACGCCGGTACTGGCGTATTGCGCGTGCTCTTCGAAGCCGGGGACACGGTGA